GTTTGTATTTTTTGATGTATTTTTGTATAGCGTTCAACACCGTAGCAAAGATTCTCTGAGCATCACCTTCGCCAGTGACATCTTGACTGTTGTTTCTATAAAATTCAACCTGCACCACTTCATTGCCCTCGTCATCTTGTTGATTGTTGAACATGATGTTGAGATAGGTGCCGTCGGGTAATTTTGCGTTTACATCAACGTCACCGTAATCGCTTTTTTCCCATTTGCCCTTATAAGGGTTGTCAAAGGTTTCCCATATGCGAACATCTTCTCCGCGATGCTTGGCTATTAATGCATCAATCATTGCTTTTTTATGTTCGGATGTTGCGGAACTTTGAGCAATCTTTTTAATAAAGTCAATTACATGCAACGGTAAACCATTTTTTGATAGGCTTTCTTCTAATCGTTGCATAAATTCTTTTACTTTTGTTTTCTTAGCTGCTGGTTTAAATTCACCCATACGCTGTTGTGCTTTTTGCATTAATACTAAAACTTCTTTATCACTTAGGGCATTGGGCATCGCATCGCGCCACACAGCGAACTTCTGTTCATCGCTGGCATCTGGATTCATCAATATTTCACGCATTGGAGTGGCACGAGGACCTTCTAACTCTTTGCTAGGGTCATTGGTTTGTTGACGGCTAATTACCTCTAAACTGTCAAACTTAAATGGAACTTCACCTGCTTTATTAGCAACACCGTTGTAATTCTTTACATAACTTAATGCTTTTACTTGATCAGCTCCTACTACAACTACAGCATTACGATATCCTTGTTGATTTAAATTGTGCAATACACGTGTTAAATCGGGCATTTCATCTGATGCAGTTTGAAAAATATGTCCATGTTCTGGAAATACTTTACGATATATTTCTAGTTTTTCTTCTGGAGTAATCGGGTCATCTTTACCTACAGTGGGACTAACGACAAAATATGGATCAGCATTCATCTCATTAGCTTGTGTGATAACACTACTAGCCAAATACATATGCCCTTTGTGACCCATTCCACGACCCCAACCTACTACCGCGGTATCGCTTTTACCTGTTCTATCTATTGCTTCTACTAATATATCCTTTATATTCATTATACTTTCCTTGGTGCCCATGTAGCCTGATCAATGGCTTTAATAAATTGTCCTGGTATGTCTGCTTTAAACTTCTTACCTGGATGTGCTTGTGCATAACCTTCTGGTTTAGTCTGCTTGATACCACCATGTGTACCAGCACTTAATATTGTAATTATTTTTTGTTTTTCTTTGGCTAATGCTTCAACTGCACCCAGTGTTGCTTTCAAGCCTTCTTTATCTGACAATAACATTTGTGCTTTATTAGCACTTAAATTAGCCTCAGCCCATGCGGGGAAATCACGCAACAGTCCAGTAATACGTAAATGTTTATTGAAGTAACTGTATAATTCATTGCCTGGATTACTTAAACCCTTTTTAGGTGCTAAGTAATTGTCAATTAATTTTGCATTCTGTTTTATAAAGTTTTCTAAGTTATTTAATCCCTGCTCATCAACAGTTACTGGCTCTTGTACATATGTAGTGCCTTGCACTATGATACCGGGCTTGCTTAATTTTTCTGCTTCTGGATAACGTTGCTCGTCATCAGAACCAAATGAGGAATAATAGCCAGTTGCAGCAACCATTAGTGTTGCATTCTTTATTCTTTCACCTAACTCGCTGTTTACGGGCACATGAAACGTAGTGATATTGGGTTTAAAATCAAACGTTTCTGTTTTCTTATTATAAACTGGCATTGCACTTTGACCATCTGGTTTAGTACCAGGGTAAAATAATAAACCACCTTCAATGAATCCTTTTTTTGGACTAATCTGTTCAAAGTATGGCCATAGTGCAGCAGTTTGTTTAGCAAATTGTTGACGACCTTCATCGCTTTCACCGGTCCCCAATATAAATTTCATTATATCTTTGGGACTATTCATAACAGTGCTTGCACCACTGCTTGTTTGTGTTTTACCTGATTTTAAATATTGCCATGCATTTTTAGGTATTAATCTAAACACACCTTTTTCATCACGACCCCAATACATCACAGGCATACCGTCCCATTTTAATTCAATGTGACCACCTTCTTGACTCATATGACGCATACGTTCAATAGCATGTAGTCCACCATTACTTCCATTGGTGATAACTAGGTCTTCAATATGTTGATACTTGCGACCAACTGTACCTGCAGCCTCAGTTAAAAACTCAATTGCTCTCATTGTAGTTTATCCAATACATTTCTAAACCACTCATTAGAACCTTCTTGTACTTGTTGAGGTGCATATTTTGCATATATTGCTTTGTATTTTTCTGGATATTGTTTTAGTGCATCTAGTATAGCATGAACACTACCCATGTCATCTGCACTAGCAGTGGGTCCAATAATTATTTTAGCAATTTGATCTTTGTTACTTGTTAATAATTCTTTTGATTGTCTATCTACTAAGCCCTTATAAGGACTCATCATTAAACTAGGATGCCCTTCAACTGCACTCATGTTAGCTAAGTCTGCCCAAATAGCATGTAATGTGCCACCCTTCATGGTAGCATCACGACTGTAATCATGGCTGTGTAATGGAACAACATCTCTTGCATTTTCTACTGCCATAATATCAACTTGCGTTAAGTCGTTACCTTGACCAGTTGGGATACCTACATGAACACTAACACCAGTACGTGAAGCAAACATTCCTTTTTCTTTGAAATAGTTTTCTAAAGCCTGTCTGGACAATTTTAATTCTTTTGCAGGGAATACTTGCATTAATTCATTTGCATCAATTAACACATCCATGTCACTACTTACATCTTTTTTACCCGCACTTCCAATAGGATGCACAGTGATGCCTTTGGGCATTAATTTTTGTAGATTTTTAACTACAGTTTTTACATTTTCCCTAGTAACAGGTTGTGCGTTGGGGACAACATTACCACCCTCTAGTAATAACTTAGACATGTTAGTAGCTTACCTTTACATTAAGAATGTCACCCGAAGTAAACTGTTCTATTTTAGCTCTCATCCAAACAAAATTTCCTTGAATATTACAATAACTTATTTGAGTTAACGCATCAGGAATCGTAATAGAATCTATGGTATAGACCGTAAACCAATCAGATTCTCCTGGATGGTCTACTAATGTAGCTTGTACATTAATAATTCCCAAAAATAGCATTAAGTTCCAGGACAATGTCTGTAGATTTTGACTGCTCAGATAATAAGATGCTGCAGCAACTGGGGCACCGGTAACAGAATCTGCACCGGAATAAGATATTCTTGGTAATAAAATTTGTGTGGTTGCTTGGGACATGTTGGTTAGGCTCTTTCTACTTCTACGATTACACCAGATCCAACCAATTCTTGTGCTACTTGTTCCAATGAGGCCACTGTGTCGTTGTCAGCTAATGTGCCAACATTTTCAGTGTCTTTGATTAACTTACTTAATTTGATTACTACGATTTCTTCGTGGATTTTAGCCATAATATACTCCATATTTATAGAGTATTTATCTAAAACCTTAACGCTTCTCTAGTTTGTATTTTTTACCCAAATACCCGTCAAAGAATAGACTTAAGAGTAAAATAGTAGACTCATCATCATAGTCTATGAAATAAAAGGGCATGAGATACTTACGTCTCCAAGCTCCAACACCTCCGGATCTGGGATTAAATCTTGGATCCTCTACCCATTTTAATAATGCAGGGCATGGAAATAACGTGTTCGGATGTGCATTGAATAATTCAAGCATTTCCTGCTTAAACTCATCAGTGACTTGCTTGTTAGTGAAATATATCCTATAATTGTGCTTGGGATCCTTAAGTATTTTAACATCAGGATCTCCATCCAACTGTATTTCAGTATATTCAATTGAATTCTTTATGACAATATACTTTAAAGATTCCAATAACGGCAAATCATTTGAGAACACAGAGCAACTATCCCCTGCTATTCTTAGCATAATTTTTTCTTTATTAATAGAACGCCAAAGCATAAATCTTTCTATTGTATCATAGTCATAATCTTTGGGCGTTATACCATATCTATAAGGCGTACCACTACTAGAATATCTATGCTGGCGGTTTATTATTTCACGAAAATGAGTAATATCCTTTGCATAACTTGCAGCATGAATGCCCATCATTTTATATTTGGCACGATATCTGTATTTGTTAAAATATAACGTGGGCCTCACCTCAACATTATTCAACTCTAATGACTCCATCTTCCCCTACAGTAGCAGTAACCTTTTGAGCAACAACAAATTCAACTTTATCATCAACTAAGTTTGCGGTGACAATACTGTTTTTAATTTGTTCAAATAAGATTTTCTTACTTAATGGAACACGAATCAACTCATCAATTTTACGACTTAGTGGACGTGCTCCCATTTTAGTATCGTAGCCTTTATCAGCCAAATACTCTACTACAGGCTCAGATAGATTGAGAGTGATATCATGTACATTTTTAAGACTTGTTTTAAGGTCCTCTGCAAACTTAATAACAATTTTCTTAATAGCCAATGTGTCAAGTTTGTTAAACTTACAAATCATATCAATACGATTTCTAAATTCCGGCTTAAAGAATTCTTTCATTGCACGGTCATCATCACCTGTTCTTTGTTGATCACCAAAGCCAATGTTATTCTTTTCACTGTCAGTTGCACCTAAATTACTGGTCATGATAATGATTGTGTTCTTAGCGTTAACTTCTTTACCGTTACTACCAGTAACACGACCTTCATCAAGTAATTGCAAGAATACATCAAATACTTCATGGTGTGCTTTTTCTACCTCATCAAATAATAAAATGCTATATGGATTTTTACTTAAGTCATTGATAAGTTTACCGCCACCTAAATCACCCTCACCAAAACCAACATAACCAGGAGGCGCACCAATGAATTTAGAAATACTATGTTTCTCGCTGTATTCGCTCATGTCATACTTGAGCAATGGCATATCAAGATTCTTACTTAACAATCTAGCCAATTCAGTTTTACCTGTACCAGTTGGACCTAAGAACAAGAAACTACTTACTGGTTTATTTTCATTACTGATTCCCGCAAAACTTACGTAAACACGTTCTAATACTGAGTTTACAGTTTCATCTTGACCATATAATTTGTTTTTAATATTTTGCTCTAAGTTTTTAATTCTGTCGCTATTGCCATCAGTTAACTTATCAGCAGGTACACCAGTCATTTTTTCTACTTGTTCAAAGATATGTGCTTTGGTAATCTGTGCACCAATATTACCCAATACCTTTTGTTTAGCACAAGCAGCATCAAGTAAATCAATACTCTTGTCTGGATTCTTTCTGTCATGGATATAACGACCAGATGCTTCTACACTACTTGTGATAGCATCTTCTAAAATCTCTACTCCATGGAAATCATTTAATCGTGTGCTCAATCCATGTAGTATACGAATAGTACTATCAGTTGATGGTTCATCAACACTAACACGATAGAATCTACGCATCAATGCTCTGTCTTTCTCAAAACTCTCGTAATATTCTTCCCATGTAGTACTAGCGATTACCTTTAAGTAACCTTTAGTAATGGCTGGTTTAATCATATTGGCAAAGTCTACTGAGCCATTGCCAGTTGAACCTGCTCCACGCATGGTATGAGCCTCATCAATAAACAAAATAGCTTTCTTTTTTGTTTTAAGTGCATCTAATACGTTTTTGATTTTTTCTTCAAAGTCACCGCGATATTTACTACCAGCAAGTAATGAACCAATTTCCAATGAATATAACTCATGTCCTTTAATGAAATCAGGCACAGTTTCATTTGCAATCATTTGAGCCAAACCTTCAACAATTGCAGTTTTACCTACACCAGGGTCACCCACCATTAATACATTTGACTTGAATCGTTTAGCTAATACATTAATAATGTCATCTACTTCTTTATTGCGACCAATCATTGGTTCTATCTTGCCTTCTTTGGCAAGCTTAGTCAAATTGACTGTGTATTCTTCAAGCACTTCTTCTGCTTGATTACTAGTCATTGATCCACTGTATTCTGCACCTTTATAATACTTCTGCCAGTAAGGAACAAAGTCAGGTTTAACTACATTATATTTCAACAAGAAATAATGTGCATGACTATTAGTCTCTGCTAAAATGCTCAAATACAAGTCAATTGTAGTAACTACTTTTCTACCAGTAAATAGTACTTGAGTAACACTACGATTCATTACCCTTTCTAAACTATTTGTTTTTCTAGGAGTAACTTCTTTATCAGGATCTTCTATTCTAATAGAAGTTAATGAATCCAAATATGTAGAAATTTCTATTATTAGATTATCAACATCAACACCGTGTCCAACTAAGCATTTGTTGAATGGTGTATATTTTACCAAAGACAATAATAAATGTTCAACAGTACAATACTGATGTTTTCTTACCAACGCTAGTTGAATTGCTTCTTCAATGATTGTTTCAATTTCTACTGAGTTATTCAATTTACAAATCCTTATGTTGTTTTGGTATTTATTTACTACGTGATTGTAAAATACTATTGGTTATTGATTCATCAATTATAGCAGGCATTATGGGATTAATCACTATGAATTGGTCACCTACTGTGTGATTTTGTTCTAACCCTTGCCCAGATATTTTTAAAGTAGTGTTTGGATGTGTTTGTGGTTTAACTGAAACTTTGAATTTCTTACCAGAAATAGTAGTAAAATCAATTTCTGTACCTACTATTAAATCCAAAATTGAAATATCTGTACTAGAGTAAAGGTCTAATCCTCTTCGTTCAAATTTTGGGTGATTGTGTATTCTAAAATCTATTAACAATACTGCATTGGGTATTAGATTTTCATATCGTAATGTTGCGCCATTATCTATACCTTTAGGTATATCAACTTTTACAGCTTGTGGTCCTGTTTGAGTTTGCAAATTTAATACTTGCTCATCACCAGAGTAAACTTGTTCTAATGTTACCCAAACTGCAGTTCTATATGTGGTTTGTTGACGATGGTGATGCCCACCAAACATTTGACCAAATATATCATTGATATCCATGGGTCCGGTATGAAAACTAAAGCCACCCGGGAATCCATGCATATTAAATCCGCCGTTAAAGCCTTGTGGCATTGGGGTATCATATTCTTGACGTTTGTTTGGATCGCCCAAGGTTTCATATGCCTCTTGGATCTTTTGAAAGTAACTAGTATCACCACCCTTGTCGGGGTG